CTATATTAAATTTATAGCCTCTAATAGCTGTTCCAACGTCTTATGAGTGTAAACCCTTTCCGTTACATCGGAGCTGGCGTGCCCCAAAATTAATTTCTTGATTTTTACGTTTACGTCTTTATCATCAAGCAGGCTTGCACAGGTGTGACGTCCGTCGCCGGGCAAGTGGTCCATCTTAAACATATTCATTACCGGTTCCCAGTATCTCCCGCGGTACGTGTCATAGGATATATTCTTTCCCCGCTCATCAGAGAAGATGCATTTGCCGGTGCTGCGTTCGTAGGCAGCCTTGAAGAAGTCGAAGATTTTATCAGCAATCGGGATTCTTCTGCCGCGGCCTGCCGCAGTTTTCATGCCGCCAACGAAGAATTTATTTTCAAAGTCAACGTCTGCTTTCTCAACTTTCACTAGCTCGGTGGGGCGCATACCGGTATAACAGAGGATAAGCACAGCTTGCACTTTTATATCCTGGCTGTTCTCCCATAATATAGCAAGCTCCTTTTTGGTCAGCGGATTGTGTATCCTGCTCTCAACCTGCGGCGGCAGGCTGGTAAGCTCAACATAATTCTTTACTATAATGTCATTGGCAAGTGCGTACTTGGCCATCAGATTACACACGATTCGGATTGCCTTCTTGGTGGCGTAGCCTTTGTCACAGTCATTAATAATCTGTTGGAATTGCGCTGTCTTAATATCTTTGAACGGTATATCCCATAGAGGCGCGCAGCGTTTGTATGCCGCTTTGTATTGGTTGGATTCTTCCTTGCCGTCAACATAGGTTGCGGCTTCCCATCTCTCGTGTACCTGGGCGAACGTCAAGCCTACGCTTTCTATGTCATAGGGCGATTGATTGTATTCAGCCAGGGCGTTAAGTGCTTCCGTGCGCTTTGCATAGTAGCCTAGTATTTTCATAAGCTGACGGCCGTCATTGGTAAAGCCCGTTGTAATGCGGACCATATACGGCCGCCGCCGGTTCCCGGTCAGCTTCGTAACGGAACCATAGCCGTTAGGTAATTTCATGTTTAGGCGCTCCTTCCTTTTTCAGTTGTTGCATTTTATGCACATACTGAGGATAACGTGTGTATTGATTCTTTCAAGCGTTTATATGAAGTTATTATTCACAAATTAAACATATTATCATGATATAATATAAGTAGATGTTCGGGGCGGCTGTGCGGTCCGGTGTAGGCGCAGTAGACGGCGCAGCTTCCGTGGGCACATATACAAGCATATTGTATTTCGTTTTCGGGGTGTTGAATGAAGTGCAATTCTTGATTCCCTTCTTTCTCCTTTTTTCTAGGTTTTCATGTTTTCCAGATTTTTTTCATGCAAGGCAAACCTCCTTTCAAAATTTTGTTTATGATTCGGCAAAATCAACAGCAACAATAGCTCACGTGTACGGCGTGGGCTATTGTTGTTTTTGTTTGCTGCACTAATTTAAAAGGCATAGCAAAATCCCCCGTACCGCGGATGGTACGGGGGATTTTTTTTATTTGCCTGTTATTTGCTTTTTGCCAGATTGTGAACGAAATCTTCAAATAAAGTTTTCATTTCGGGCGGCAGTTTGAGATATTCAAGAAATAGATTCTTGGTAAACTCATCATCTGTCTTTAACAGTTTGCCGATTTGCAGTGCTAATTCTTCGTTGGTTGTATTCCTGGCGCGGAACATATTTCCTTCGCCAGTACGTAGCCAATCTTCATTAACATAGAACACGCGGCAAATATCACGGATGGACCTATCTGTCATATTAGTAAGCCCGTTTTCATAGCCTGCCAAAGTGGAACGTCCTATTTGTATTTTCTCCGCGAATTCTAACTGATTCAGTTTTAAAGCTTTGCGCAATAGCTTTAAACGCTCATTCATTGCAAGTCACTCCTTTCTAGTGTCGCCACCAAACATTACGTGTTTATTTTAACATAAACATAGAGAGAATACAAGAATTAATGTTGAAAATAGACAAAAATAGTTGACGAGAAGAATTGATAGTAGTATAATAACAGCATAAGGTGTTGAAAAAAAGAATAAAATGTCTAAATTAGGCATTATGTATCTTGTAAAAAGGAGGCGGCGACAATGGAAATGTTAGCAACTTCTTTCGCAGTAACCAGCGGAACGCTAATGGGATTGCTGATATTTGTAGTAATTACAAGCTTGCCAGAATTGCGGCAATGGCTTTTGAAGAAAGGCTATAATCAGGCATTCCAGGAAGTGGACCACAGGCAGGCTGATACTGAACGGCAAGTAGAACTGCTGCAAAGGCGCGTGTTTGAGCTGGAAAGAACTCTGCGAGGACATCTTGTTCGTCATTCCATAAACGATATTCAAAAGCACATTGAGGCTCGTTTTGGAGATGGCGTTGATAAGCGTAAAGCATGAGTTTAAAGAGTAAGCGATAAGCTTCTTTCTTGGCAGCGCGTTTTCTCCGTTCCTCGCGTTCCCGGTGCTCGGCAATGTATTTCTGAGTGAAGTACGAAACAACAAGCGCTGAGGCGGTGGCGAGGAACTGGGACAAAATTATATCAATAGTAATAATATCACCTCCTTGCTACATTATAGCATGGGAAGAGATGGAAAGGGGCGAGAATAATGGAAGTAAAAGAGATGCTCACCGAAAAGCGCGTAAAGCGCACGGCGGTTGATATGTCCAAACTTAAAGCGGACGGCCTTATGGTTGCGGCCGCATATATGCAGGGCTTGCAAGCTGCCGTAAGACTGTGTGAACAGCAACAACAGGTAGTCGGCCAGTAGTAGGGCTGAAATAGAAACAAGCCCCGCGCCTAGCGTCGGCGCGGGCAGGAGGTGTGCTTTGAATAAGAACACTGACAAGGATATGCAGCGAATCATGGCGGCTGTCTGCTGTGACACACTGGAAAAGAAAGCCGAAAAGGAAAAGCGCGCTGGCGTTATTGAACGCATGAATCAGCGTTACGAAACGGCAATGCGCTTTATGAAAAGGAGGAAATAGAAATGCTTGGAAACGTTCCTATTAAAACGGCGGCACGGCTCATGCAAAAAAGCGAAATGTTTGTGCGTATGGGTCTGCGTAGTGGCGCGTTACCGTTCGGCGTGGCTATTCACGCCAGCAGTAAAAAGAGTTGGGCTTATCACATCAGCCCCGCAAAGTTTGCTGATTACATGGGGATTACGCCTCTTGACTTAGAGGCAGAAGTTTGGAGGTACGAATGACCAGGAAAAAGAGAAAATGCGCTGTGTGCGGTAAAGACTTGTCGCACATGAACTTCTCTAAAGTAGTAGATAAGGAAAGCGGCCTGCTTGTTACCGTGTGCAGCGGTGGCGAGTGCTGGCGCAAGGTTGTTATGAAAGGATGGGGAAAATGAGCAAGACTACTAAAAGTTTAGTAAAGGCTTTTATCATCACTGTTATTCTGCTTGCCGGTCTTGTCTTTCTGACTGGTGGCAGCGCTGCAAAGCTGGCCATTAAGGCACATGGTTTTTTGTTCCCTAGTTATAAGCAAACGTTGGTTGCTTACTATGTAAGCGAGGGGGAAACAGTGTGGGATATTGCAAATGCTCATATGAAAGAGCAGGACAAGTACAGAGATTGTCGCGAGCTGATGTTTGACATTCGCAAGCATAACAATCTCATAGGTAAAGAGCTGCAAGCGGGACAACAAATTGTTATCCCTTTGTATAAAGAAATTTAATTTTATTTTTGAAAGGAGATTGATTTTATGAACAACGAATTCGAGCTGGCGATTAAAGATTTCGTCCGCAATGGCGGCGTAGTGCTTGCCGCTAACCACAATGCAAACATTGTCGGCGTCAAAGGCGATATGAATAAGGTCGATGAATACCTTATAAAAGCGCTTCTTGGAATAAGCGTATCGGTTATCAAAAATAACCCCAAGGCCTTTGAGGTTATGGCGGCGGCTACAGTAGTTCACCTGTGGAGTGCTGTAAAAATTGCAGAGCAAAATTACAACGTACCGAACCTCGCTAAAGATGTGATGTATCGCATCGTGGGAGCGTTGACCGACGAAGATATTACGTATATGACAGCTCTCTCCGCGAAACGTATGTTAGAAGATATAGAGAAAAGTGGGAAAGTAGGGAAAATAGAAAAATGAAGGGCAAATTAATTATGACAGTTGAGCAGGCGGCTGACCGCGTGGCGTGGGAACGCGTCCGCAATAGCCGTATCGGCGGTAGTGACATTTCCTGCATCATGGGACTGAATCCCTGGAAGAGCGCTTACGCACTCTACGCTGAAAAGCATGGCGATGTAGAAGCAGAGGACCTTTCCAATAATGAATTTGTTTATTGGGGCACGGTCCTTGAACAGGTTGTAGCTGACAGATTCTGTGAGCTTACCGGCAAAAAGGTTCGCAAATGCGGCACATTGCAGGATGAAAGCTATGAGTTCATGCTGGCGAACGTTGACCGCCTCGTGGTTGGCGAAAACGCAGGCCTTGAATGTAAGACTGCGAACGGCTTTAAGTCGAAGGACTGGGACGGCGACGAGCTGCCAGATAGCTACTATTGCCAGTGCCAATGGTACATGATGATTACCGGCTGCGAGAAGTGGTACATTGCCTGCTTGATTGGCGGCAACCATTTTGTATGGAAAGAAATTCCCCGTAACGATGAGTTTATTTCAGATATGAGAGCGCAAGCGATTATATTCTGGAACAACCTGCAAAACGATATTCCGCCGGAGGTTGACGGCAGCGAAAGCACTGCCGCAACCATTGACAAAATGAATAGTAAAAGCGGACTGTCTGCTGATAATATCACGCTGTTGCCGAGCGCAGCAGAACAATATATTAAGCGTATTGATGGGCTGACCGCAACAAAAAAAGTGCTGGAAGAACAGCTAGGCCAGGCACAAAATGCCTTGAAGATTATGCTTGACGGCAACGAAAATGGTATGTTCAGAGATAGAAAGATTACCTATAAACAGACTGCTGCAAGGGTGACGCTGGACAGCAAGGCGCTGAAAAAAGACCTGCCGGACGTATACGAAAAGTATGCTAAGGTTGGCAAGCCTAGTATGAGGTTCACGTTAAAATGAGCCTTACAGAGCAAGAAGAATTAGGCTTAATCTTCTTCCATAAACGGAAGAAATTAAGTCTGCTGCAAGGTGATGTTGCTAAAATGGTCGGTTTAGAAAAGCCAACTATCAGCTCATACGAATGTGGCGTAGTTAAAAATATTGCATTGAGTACACGTATAAAATTGGCACAAGCATTGGACTTGTCGCTGGAAGAAATTCTGTATGACAGTGAAAAAGATTGTTTGAAGTTAAGAATATTTAAAGGAGATAAAGAATAATGGCAACAGTAAAAGGTATTACAAAAAGAGCGGCAGCACCTGCGGCCGCTAGCAAAGCACCTTCTGCATTAGGTGTAATGATTGGTTCTCAAAGCGTACAACAACGTTTTGAGAAGATGTTAGGTAAGAAAAGCGCAGGCTTTCTTTCCTCTTTGCTGACACTGACTAACAATAACAAATTGTTGGCCACGGCGAACCCGAAAACTATTCTGGCGGCGGCTGCGACTGCTGCAAGCCTGGACCTGCCTATTAACCCGTCCTTGGGTAAAGCGTGGATTGTTCCCTATAAAGGAAGCGCGCAATTCCAGATTGGCTATAAAGGCGTAATCGAACTCGCAATGCGCACTGGCAAGATGAAGCACATCATTATGACGCCGGTGTACGAGGGCGAAATCAGAGATTGGAACAGATTCACTGAGGCATATACGCCGGGCGAAAAAGCTTCCGATAATATTGTAGGCTACTTCGCAAGATTTGAAACCATTAACGGCTTCAGCAAGACCGCATACTGGACTAAGGAAGAAGTTATCGCTCATGCCAAACGGTTCAGCAAAGCATTTAATAGTGGCCCGTGGCAGTCTGATTTTGATGCTATGGCTTGCAAAACCGTTCTTCTCTCTATCATGAAAACTTACGCGCCTATGTCTATCGAGATGCAGGAAGCGTTAGAGAGTGACGGAAAAGCCGCTGTGCTCAACGAAGAAACCGGCGAGGCTGAATACATCGACGTTGACGCAGAGAACGCTACAGAGCAAGCGCAGGAGCTTACAGAGGGCGGCAAGGTTGATACTGTTACCGGTGAAATCTTCACGGCAGAAGAAATTGAAGCAAGCATGAAATAATAAAAAACATCGGGGACAAAATGTCCCGAAAAGCGGGGACAAAATGTCCCCCAACTTTGGGACAAAATGTCCCCTAAAAATTTGAAAGGGGTGGGACAAAATGTTGAATGTAAAAGCGACACCGTGCGAAAAAAGCAAAGCAATAGTTCTTGTAGGCGAAGGACACTTTGGCTACAGCAACAAATTTGCGGACGATTTAGAAGAAGCAAAGCCGGATGCTTTCGACTTATTCTTTGAGCTTATCAAGGGAGCTGTGGGACTTCATTTTATTTCTATGTATTCGCATAGAAAAAGCAATCCGAAACGCTGGTATAGATTTTTGAAGTTCTGCAAGAAGGACGGAAGAATCAAAGTATACCGGAAGAACAATAAAATGGTGTACGAAGTACCAACATACTTTGAGGAGTAAAACATGGCTGGCAGGTATTATTGGTTAAAGCTCAACGAAAACTTCTTTGAAAGTGATGTTGTTGAGTGGCTAGAGGACCAGGAAAACGGCGAAAAATACGTACTCTTGTACCTTAAACTGTGCTTGAAATCACTGAAAACTGACGGCGTACTTGTACGGCAGGTCGGCAAAATGACTATTCAGCATACTGCTGAATCAATCGCTAGACAGACGCAATTTGGAATTGAAATCGTCGAAAGTGCGCTTGCTTTATTTGAACAAATTGGCCTTATTGAGAAGAACGATAAAGGCGAAAGCTACTTGCCGGAGGTTGCTAACATGACCGGTAGTGGCAGTGCGTCAGAATCAGCGACGAAGAAAAAGACACAACGGCAAAATAAAAAAGGACAAAATGTCCCGAAAAGTGGGGACAAAATGTCCCCAGAAAAAGGGACAAAATGTCCGACAGAGATTAGAGATAAGAGTATAGAGTATAGAGATAAAGAAAAGGATGATTATCATCATCCTAAAAGAAAAGACGATGACGAGGAAAAAACGCATACTGAAATTTTTGCCTTGTGGGAGAAAAACATGATGCCGCTTACTCCAATCGTCGGAGAGAAACTGCAAGCCTTGTTAGATGAGGTTGGTGAAGCTGCCGTAGAGCAAGGAATACTAGCGGCGGTAGAGCACGGCGCTAGAAACTTTGCGTATGTGCAGACCGTAGCAAGAAACTACGTCAGCGGCAACAGCAAGAAGCAAGGCAAGGAATATACAGGCATGGACCTAGTGAACGAATTGTACGGAGGCGAAGAAGATGCTGCAACCGCAGAGAATAGCCCAAACGATTGTTAAACTGCAACAGGCAGGAAAACGGATGCCGCAGGACATACGGCCCGGCTTTGACCGCCTGGAAGAAGCGAAACGAATCTTGTCAGAAACAGTCAACCTTTGGGCAGGAATTTTTAATCAGCAAAATATAGGCCTTGACCGGTGGGAGAAGGCAGAGCAGATAGCGCTTACCTTGACCGCTGCGAACGGCCTTAACGTGAATATAATCAGCCCGGCGCTGATGCAGGCTGCTTTGAAGCAGGCAGAAGAAGCTCATGTGCAGGAGAATATAAACCGCTGCAACATGGAGAAACTGAGCGACGGCAAGCCGCTTGCTGATAGACTGAACAGTATGTTATTCAAATGGACAACGGCAAAGCTGACGGAACACCGGCTCATTATGCCGTATATGCCGCAAGATAAAGCAGTGTTTGAATACGGCCGGCAGATTGGCTTGAACGATAACGCTATTGACAATCAATTCCGTATCCTGCAATGCTACATGAATGACTTCGCATACAGTTGCAAGCATCATGAGCCTTGTAAAAGTAAGCTGCTAAAATGTGGCGATGTGCTTACTTTGGAGGTGCTGGCGTGAGGGATTGGACGGCATGGATTGGCGCTAAATACGGCACGCTGACCGTTGAAAAGTATTTGGGCAACCAAGGAACCAGTCACACCTTCTTTTTAGTGCGGTGTGACTGCGGCAAAACAAAAAAAGTTATAACTAGCGACTTCTTAAAAGGTAAGGCAAAATCTTGCGGCTTACTGAAATGCAAACGCGCGGTTGCCAGTGCCAAGTTGTTGGATTTACCCCGACCGCCTAAAGACGACGCGGACCCGAATCGACAAACTGTTAGCGCAATAGAAGCACGCTTAAAGCCTAAATACTTTTGCAAGGCCGTCACACCGGAGTGCACGATAAGCACTCTGCTGCACATCTGCTGCTGTGAGTGCGACCGCCCGTGCAAGCGGTGTGAGAATACGCCGCAGAAATGCGGAGCGAGAAGGAGGGTACAATAATGACTAGCGAAGAACGCGTAAAGGTTGTTAATGATATTGACGATATTTTAGGCGACTGGACCAACAGTGGCGATGATTTTTATTTGCAACAGGCTATGGCTGCTATCCGTGCGGCGATTGAGAAAGAGGCAGAGTAATGACTAAAACATCTGAGAACTGCAAAGAGTGGCGAATGAGTCGCCGCGGCGCAGGAGTGGTACGCCGTATCCGCAAATTGACACATACGCCGCTTAAAAGATTAAGATGTTTTCAGCATGAAGGCTACTGCCGTAACTATATGGGATTGTGCTACCAACGTCGCTTAAAGCTTAGATTGACCAACAGAAAAATATGCGTGGTACGATACATTATCGTGGTTATGAAGGAGGAACAACAGCAAATGACTCCAGAACGTCAGAAATGGTGGGATAGCCTGCCAACGAAGCAGAAATATTTGTACAGAGAAATTGCGCATTTGAAGTACGAAAGAAGCGCAGAAAAATATCATGCGAATACAACTTGGAGCAGCACGGTTAAAAGAATTGCTCTTAGCCATGTCAATTGTTATACGGCTCATATCCGTGCTTTAAAGCATGAGCTTGACCGTACAACGGTAGTGACGTATACAGAGCGCTACGAAGGGGCGACAGGTATTTGCCGTTGTGAAAAGTGCGGCGGCACGTTTGAAGATTTTGGGCAGTCGTACTGCTGCTGGTGCGGTAGAAGAATTGTGGGGTGTAAGTGATGAACGAGCCGATTATTAGCCCGTGAAGGAGTGATAACAATGACGTTAGATGAATTTGTAGCAATTATGCTGATAGTGGCACTTATCCCGGTAGCCATTATCCAATGGATGGGCTTAATCGTGGCGATTATTGACAAGGTGCGTGACTGGAGAGGTGATAAAAATGATTGATTACAAGAAAGCACAGAAAGCTGATAAATTGTTGTTGGAAAGTGGTGTTCCGTTTATGCTTGTTTATGACAATACCGACAAACATATGATTTGCCGTGCGTTCGGCAACTATCCGACACTTAAAGAGTTTATAGTGACGATGATGGTGCAGGCTGTGGTAAATGTACAGAGCAAATACGGCGAAGAAGCAGCTATGAAGGAATTAATGGGTATGATGACGGAAGCAGCACAACAGTATTGCGAAGAAACAAAGAAAGAAGCAGAAAAACATGAGGTGCTGAATTAATGAAACATTACCGGCTTAAATGGGAAAGTATAGCGTTCCCCAATATGGGACTTACAGAAATCGTCGATGCAGAAACGGCGAAAGACGCTAAAGTCAAGGCTGAAAAGAATTCTACCGATGAATTTCTGTCAGTATATTATTTAGACGAAATAGAGGAGGTACCAGAATGTGTAGTAAACATATGAGTGAATTCGTGTGCCAACAGCTTGACGAATTGGAGGCGCTGTTTAAGAAAAAGCATGAACAGTATTCCTCCGGCGCAGATGAGCTTGCAAATTTCCGTCGCGGTGCGCTTCTGAACGGCCGCATGGACGATGCAGAGGGCATGTTTGAGGAACTGAAAGCGTATGCGGCAAAGCATATCGCTTTTGTTTATACTCACGATATTCATGGCGAGAAAATCGCTGAAAGTCTGAAAGACATTGCCGTATATAGTCTGATTGGCTTGTATATGGCGGAGCTGGCGAAGGCTGAGGACGAAGAAACATATAGCCTGGGGCCTTGCCTTGATAGTGCTTTAATCGCAGCTGCAAACAAAAGCATTAAAGCTTTTCGCAATTTACAAAATGAGCTTAATTCTGGCAATTCAGTACAGAAAAGCAATGAGGATGCAGAAAAATGAAATTAACATTTACGATTCCAGGCGAACCGACGGCGCAGGGACGGCCTCGCTTTTCTACTCATGGCGGATTTGTAAAAGCATACGACCCGGAGAAAAGCCGCAACTATAAAGCCTACGTCAAACTGTTAGCCAGTGAAGCGATGCAAAATATAGGGCTGACGCTTACGGAATTGCCCCTGGGCGTTGAGATAATAGCTGACGTGGGTATTCCTGCCAGCAAGTCAAAAAAATTCAAGGAGCAGGCTTTAAACGGCTTGCAGTTACCGATAAAAAAACCCGATGTTGATAACGTCGCAAAGATTATTCTTGATTCTATATCTGGTATTGTCTACAAGGACGATAAACAGATTGTTAAACTTACAGTATCTAAAAAATATAGTGATATACCGAAAGCTGAGGTGAAAATTTATAATGTTGAATAATTGTTTGATACTTGGCTGGGTAAAATTTGAACCGGATGCAAAAGTTATGAAGAACGGCAAAGAGGTATGCACTTTGGAAATACAGTGTGCTCGCCAATATCGAGATAAAGATAATAAGCGCGTTTACGATTACATTTCTTGCCGCTGCTTTGTGCCTGGACTGATTAAATATATCAGCAATTTTGTTACAAAAGGCTCGCAAGTTATTGTGGGCGGCCGCTTCCAGACTGATTTATATGTGGACAGAAACGGCAAAAACTCTAAGGCAAGCTACTTGCTGATGGAGCATTTGGAATGTGTCAGAATTGCAGAAAATACAGCGCCGTATCCTCCGAAAGAGGAACGGAAAGACCCGCTTGATGATGTGGACTGGTAAAGAAAATGGACTACGCAGAAGCCGCAGATTATGCAGAAAGCTTACTCTTTGCAAAAAACGCGATTGGTAAAGCGGTTGTTTCCGCCAGGATGCAGCAGAGGGCGGAACGCTTGGAATTTGATATGAGGACCGGCGGCGATTCTACGGCACGGCTCGCAATTCAAGCAGTAACGCCGCTTGCCGCCGTCCGCTGCATTTATCTTGGGCAGGCGTTTTTGGTTTATCAACCAGAAAAATGGCTGGACGTCATTGAGCGTTCGCTTCTTCTGTTTCGGCAGCGCTTTGGGGACAAGTCTTATAAAGCGATTCAGCACCGATATGTATACCATTGGACGGTCCGCAAAATCTCCGTTATGGATGAGATCAGCCCGCAGGTGTATGCGCTTCGCCGCCGTTCATTTATTGACGGCCTACTCATGCTGGCGATTCAAGAAGGATTGATTCGGATTGATATAAACGCGAACAGTTTTCAAAAGGCCAGGGCGGAACAGAAGAAAGAAGGCTAAAGGCAGGCGCTGCCGCTTCCAAACATTAAGAAAATGCTTGCTATTGGTTGGGCGTTACGCTATAATAGCCTTGTCGATAAGTGTAAGCGCCTTTCAAGTATTGCGCTTGTCGGTCCAGCTCTAAAGGCGTAAAGCTGGCACGGATTGAAATATTGTTGATTTTCTTTATGAAATCGCACCAAAAAGAAAAGCCCGGCGTTGCCGGGCTTTTTTGCTTTTCGCTTCCCTAAAGTATGTGCCACGCGCGCAGAAAAGGGCCGCCACGTGTTCCAATCATGGCAGCCCTAGGATTATACCTGTAAAACATTTCGACTTCAAAAATATATAGCCTGCTCGCATTTATAGGATACAGAAAAGCCCCAGGGCAAACGCCCCGGGGCTTGTTTTTGAATAGTTTAAAATGCTGATTCAACGGTCTAAATAAAAATTGCTTACGCTGGTTCCGTATACTTCCGCTTTATACATGCGGTCGGGGTTGCCGGTGAAGAACCAGCAAACAAAGAACACTTTAGGCCCGTAAATTGCAACGTTGCAATTATTCGCAAGGTCAATAATAAGATTATGACTATTACGACACACGCCGTCAAGCTGATAAAATTTCTTTCGCTTCACTTTAAAGCCTCCTTGATTCCGTAATTTAAATGAGCCACGGCGCGCGGTCGTAAATGTCTAAATGGTTAAAAATCCATAACTTAACATCTACTAGCAGCAATTCAAGCGCCTTTATAGTGGGGTCGCTTCCGGTGGTGTCACCGTCGCATTGATAGATATACGATTCAAGCAGCTTTGCCCAGGCGAACCAATCGGCGCCGGGTTCGTAATGCTGATTGACGATTTTCGGCGTTTTCAGCAGGTTTCGGGGTTCGGTGATTTCATCCAGCCGGACCGCTTCCGCCGGTTCGTCGTATCTGCCAACGTATGCGCGGGCGTTGATGCCGGCTAAAAGGGTAAACACGTTCGCTTCCTCGTATGGATACAGACTGTACTTCGGAACGCCTTTGCAGCCTTTAAACGCTGCGTTTAAAGCGTCGCGCGTGTTGTCCTTTAAAAAAACATAATTGACGGCGGGAACGTTGTTCAGCAGCTTTGTAACGCCAACGGCAACGGCGTAAACATGGTTCGCTGATAATTTAAAAACTGACATTTTTATTTCCTCCTTTATTTCGCTTTTAAAATTTTCAAGGTTCATTTTTTGGCCTGCCTCATCAGTACCGGGGCGGCCGGTCCCCGGTATACGCCGCGCGGGGCGGCGTTTCGGCTATTGTAACAAGGGCGTTTCCGGGCGGTACTTTAAAAACTCGCTGCCGTGCAGGTCGCGGATTTGGTCCATGCTCAACGTGCGGCGGACCTTCTTCACCCATTCCCCGGCGTGCCAATACCATAATTTTTTCTTGCTGGCCCATCTGCAGCCCGCTTCCTTCAAAACGTCCTTGGCGGCTTTCGTTTCGCCGCCAATCCATAACCAATTACCGCATATCTCGATTTCAAGGCCTTTCAAGCCCATGAGCACGGCCAGAATTTCGGCGAATTCCGCTTGTTCGGCCAGGATTTCGGCGGCTGTTTTATAAGTGCCGTCGGCTTTCTTGTTGCGCTGCCACTCCTGGCGGCTTTCGCTTTCGGCAAGTTCGGCGGCGCGCTTGTCGTGCGCTGCGCTCATTGCCTTAAATTCTGCGGCCGTGCCGCCTTTGTCCGGGTGGCAGCTCATGCAGGCCTTTTTAAAAGCCTTCTTTAACTCCTCAATTGTTTCACAAGCGGCAAAAATCTTTCTCCAGTCCATTTTCTTTTCCTCCTTTTTCGGTTCCGGGTTGTATTTGGCTTTTAATTCGGCGAATTTCTCGCGGCTGACTTTGGCAACCAATTTAACAAAACGGCGGCTGCTGTCCCATGTATCATAGATAACGCCGTTTACAACGGCTACAGCGTGCTTTGCTACAAAAACAACGTAGCTAGCGCCGGTATCGCAATGCTTTGTAAAGCTGTTAACCGTTTCACGGCTGGCGCGCTCTACGCTGATTCCCAGGTCAGCCAGGGCGGCGGTGATGTTCTTCACGGTGTTCCATGCAGCGCCGCTTTCAAATACCTTTGTTTCCAGCAGCTTTTTCGCTTGCTGGTAGGTTAACGGGGTTGCCGTGCAGATTGCTCTAATTGAGCAATCACCAATATTTTTATTTTCGGGGTTCGCATTATACTTTTCAAAAGTCATTTTCTTATTCTCTCCTTTCGGCTGTTGGCTAGGGCTTCGGACCTTCTGCCTGGCAGCTTTACGGCCCCCAACGGGGCCGCCGTCAGCTTTAAAAAATCAGATATACGATGTTGGTTGCGTATTGATAGACTTCCTGTTGTGCCTCGCTCAATGCCGGATAACGGTTTATGAGCTTAGCAACCTTTATAAGTTGTTTGATACGCAGGTTTTTAATTTTCATTGTTTCGGCCTCCTTAGTATTTGTAAACGGTTGCTTCACCGGTAACATCGAAAAAGACGTTATAGAAATGGCCTTTGACTACCGTGTAGAGTGCTTCAACGTGCCCCGGGAATTCGTCAAAGTCGCGGGTGTTCAAAATTTTAATGTCCTTCAAGCACGGCTGGAAGCCGTATTCGCGGAAAAGTGCCAGCTGAACCATTTTAGCGTTTTGAGTTTGTTCCATGCGTTTAGTCATTTTTTGTTCCTCCTTGAATGTATACCGTTATTCGGTATCTGTATCTTGATTACAGTTATATTATAATGTCGTTGATTATGCTTGTCAATACCTTTTTTGATTATTTTTTATTTTTTTTGGTGACAATCACACCGCTATGCGGTATAATGTAGACAACAAATAATGGAGGTGTAAAACATGGATAACAGTAAAGCTATAATCAAGGGGCTAATTGCTATGCGCTGCATGAGTTCGCAGGCATTGGCTGACGGCCTGGGGATGACGGTCCCCGCCGTGCGGAACAAATTGAGCCGTAACAGCTGGGCTATTAATGATTTGGTTAAGCTGGCGCAGACCTGCGGCGTTCGCCTGGCGTTTGTAGATGACGCAGGGCGCGCCGTTCTGACGTTTCCAGCGCCGCCAGCAGATGACGGCAGCAGCCCCGCAGATGATACGCAGGGCTAAAACAGCATTATAATAAGAGGATAGCAACGGCCGCACGCTGGCAGATGTTCAGCGGCGGCCGTTCTTTTTGTTTAGCAACATTTATAATAGATTGACAGCGTTCACAAAAATATAATAATGTATCATTGACTTAATAGCATTTTTTAGGGTATATAATTCAAAGCAAGATAATTAATATAATTTTATTGATGATTGACAGTTTTTATTTGTCAATCTTTTTTTATTGTTGGATTCTTGCAAATAAAGATTATTGATTGTATTTATATTATTGATGTTTACAAAATCTGTTGTGATTGATATTAATAATATATTATATAGGCGTTGTAACAAAAGTGTGATGTGATGTTTAAAATTAAAAGTTTATTAAGTAATACAAATACACCAACAAGAGGCAGACCTCCGGCAATAGCCACCCAGCCGCAGACGCTGGAAGAATGTGCGGCGCTGCTAAAGCAGCAGGGCGCAGCTGTAGCTGTGCTGGCCGTGCAGGACCTGCAAGCCTATTGGCTCAAGATAATGTCAGACAACAAGGCCAGCAACAAGGATAAGCTAGCCGCGTCAAAGCTATATGCTGATAGTATAGGCGCGTTTGACAAGCAGACGCACGCTAACAAGGGCCCGGCTGTGTATCATTGGGGCGCGGCAGATGACGCAATAGTAGTAAACGATTGTTCAGAAGATGCTACCAAAACATAAACATAGATAGAGCTTTTAACATAATCTTTATTATCGGACGTAAAATATTATCCTGCTGCTGCTGATTAGCTGGCGGTTCCAGATGTTGACGGCCTGGCTGATGATGTTAGCGGCAGGCGTTCGCCTGGCATATGTTGCGGCCGTTCCGGCGTGACTTATGCGGCAGGCCTACCACGTTTTTGTTTTTGTTTGGCGTGGGTTCTGATTGATTGTTTGGCGGCGCTGGCGTTGGTGATTTCCCTGGCTTTTAACAAAATCTGAAATTGATTGTTGCCTTTCCCGCTGGCGTTGAGTGGGGGTGGGTCCCCAAAAATTCGCAGCCGCTGGGGGAGGTAAATACCAAAAATTACCAAAACGAATTTTTCAAGGGGGTAAACATGGAAAACATAATAGAGATACCATATACTCCGCGACCTGCATGGGCGAAGGTCCTGCACAAGGAATTAAGCAGACACCGCTTTGCAGTAATCGTAGCACACCGCCGTTTTGGTAAAACAATCGGAATGGTCAATCACCTTATAAGGGATGCTTTGCAGAGCGACTTAATCAGCCCGCAGTATGCTTTGGTAGGTCCGTTCAGTGCACAGATGGAAATTATCGCGTGGGGACCATTGAAGTATTACACGAGCGTCATAGAAGGCATAAAGGTGAACGAAACTAAAAAGTATGTTGAATTCCCTAGTAAAGTGCCTGGAGCGCAGGGAGCGAGAATATATATCGTTGGTGCGAATAACCCCGACGCATTACGTGGTACATATTGGGATGGCGTAATACTTGACGAGTATTCGGATATGAAGCCGGAGATGTGGACGCAGATAATCCGACCTGCGATAGAGAACGGCGACAGAAAAGGCTATTGCTATTTCATCGGTACACCCAAGGGGCAGAACAACTTCTATGAGATGTACAAGAAGGCCAAGACGAACAAGCGTTATTTTGCGTATTTGTCGAACGTGTACGATAGCGGCATTATAGACGCAAAGAGTATCGAAGAATTAAAAGAGGATATGCCGGAGGTAGAATTCAGACAAGAGTATTTGTGTGACTTTAGCGTATCGGCAATCAACGAGCTTTTCAGTCTGGAAGAACTAGATAAGGCTTTCAGTAGAGAGCTGACAGAAAAGGATGTTCCCTATGATATGCCGCTGGTGCAAGGCGCTGATATAGCGCGCTTTGGCGATGACAGAACGTGCATATGGCGGCGTAAGGGTTTAATGGCATATGCTAAGCCGAGAATCTATAAGAAGCTGAACACGATGCAGACGGCAGATTATATTGCTTTGGCAATGGATGAAAATAAGGCAGATATGACCTTTATAGACGTTGGCAACATGGGTGCTGGCGTAGTCGACAGATTACGGCAGATGGGGTACACGGCTTTGAGAGAGATACCGTTCCAGGGAGCGGCTATTGAGAATAAGCGATATGAGAACATCAGAGCAGAGATGTATTTTAAGTTAAAAGAGTGGATAGAGGCTGGGGGAGCTTTGCCGGAAGAACCGGGACTAAGAGAAGAACTGGCAGTTATTCACTATAAGTATTCCAAGAATGGGCGTTTGATGTTAACGCCTAAAGAGGAAATAAAAGAAAAACTAGGACGTTCACCGGACCTTGCAGACGGCCTAGTATTAACCTTTGCAAGGAATGTTCCATTAAGGCAGTTAGGGCTTGACGATAGAAAGCCTAAGAAATTAATGTGCAACACAGAGTATTCGATTATGGAGGTAGTGTAAATGGGTGGCATTGCAAAATTATTCGGTGGCGGTAATACTCCGACTATTGAGAAGGTGGACCCGGCGCCGACAACTGTTGCAACCAGCAGCGAGATTGCGGCAGATACTAACAGTAACAAGAAGAAGCGTAGAGGCTTTGCGTCAACGCAGACAAGCACTATTGCTAGCGGTGGTGAGGGCGGCCGTAATACTTTAGGTTAAGAGGTAACAGCTTATGAACTTTCAAACGATAGCGGCGAGCAAGCCACAGGGAACACTTCCTAGTGACGGGGTGCCGCTGAAAAAGAACTTGCCAGACCGCCAACGTTTGGTGCGTAAGCTCAAAAGCATGTACGAGGACAGGCGAGATTGGGAGGACAGGTGGAAAGAGATAAGAGATTATCAGCTTCCGTTTGTCGGTGAGTTTGACAATACGGCAGACAAGACCAATCCTGCACGCAGACGTGACTTAAAGATTGTGCATGGCGTAGCGTGGAGGGCGGCGCAGGTATTTGCCGCCGGTGTTATGAGCGGACTTACACCGCCGAGCCGTCAGTGGTTCAGATTCGCATACAGACGTCCGGAGCTGAATACCAATGTTGAGGCTATGAAGGTATTAGATACAAGACAAGAGATTGTATCTAGCGTGCTTGCAAAGAGCAACTTCTATAACAGCATACATACTGTATATTTGGAATTGCCTTTTGGACAGTGCCCGATGGCTATATTCTACGACGCAGAAAACGGCGTGAGGTTTCAGACAATGACAATCGGTACTTATGCACTTGAAGCAGACGGCTTCGGCAAGGTAACTACTTTTGCAAGAAAGTACGATATGACTTTGCAGCAGCTAGCAGACTGCTTCGGCGTAGACGCTTTGCCCGACAATCTGAAAGGACTGTTAGACAATCAGACCAATCTTACTAAGAAGTATAAAGTCTGCTGGATGGTAGAGCCTAACAGTGATAAGCTGCCTGGCTACATGGACAGACTGAATATGCCGTATAGAAGCGTGTACTGGTTGGAAAAGTCAGAGAGTGACGAATACTTGTATGTTGGCGGCTTTGAAGAAGAAGCAGTACCGGTAGCGCGTTATCTTGTCAGCGGCAATGAGGCATACGCAAGAGGTCCTGCGTGGTTTGCAGAAGGCGACAGTAAAATGCTGCAACTGCTGAAAAAAGATTATCTCACAGCAATAGAGTTAAAGATAAAGCCGCCGATGCAAGGCAGTCCAAGCCTTATGAATAACGGCGGTATTAACTTGATGCCTGGCGGTCTAACAGCCGTAGATGACCAGACGCAAGATATGGTTAAGCCTTTGTTCGCGGTTGACCTTGACTTGAAGGACGCGCAGGAAGAAATTATTCGCGTTGAGGATGCTATAAAGAGAGCATACAGTGCTGATTTGTTCTTGATGTTAGATAACCTTGATAATAGCCGCATGACTGCTAGAGAGGTTATGGAGAGAACGCAGGAAAAACTGCAACAGCTAGGCCCGGTGGTTGAGCGATTGCAGGATGAATTCTTAACACTGATTCTTCAACGTGTATATAACATCATCGACAGAAGCGGTGGATTCCCACCGGTACCGGAAGAACTACAAGACATTTTGAGTGAAGAGGATGTAGAAGTGGACTATATTTCACCTTTGGCGCAGGCGCAGAAGATGAGCGGACTTGTGAATATCGAACAGGCGATAGCACAAACCGGACAGATGGCGCAAGTATGGCCAGAAGTTACGAAGAAGATTAACCCGTTGGGTGCTATTACAAAATACTTTGAAATGCTTGGCGTGCCTGCGATGGCATTGCGCAGTGATGAAGAAGTACAAGAAATGCTCAAACAAGAGCAGCAGGAAATGCAACGGCAGCAGGAAATGCAGGAAGGCTTGGCAATGGCACAGGCTGCGGCTCCTGCGGCAGAGGCGGCCAAAAATCTTACTGCGGCGGCGAATGATTCCAATCCGGCTATTACAAGCTGGCTAGGCGTGCCGGGAGGTTGGGAATAATGAGCGAGCAGTTTAAATATAAATCCAATACCGGCGAGGATAGAAAGCAAGCACTGCTGACAGAGTACATGGTAAGAGAGCAGGCAAGAAGGGATAAAGAGGCCCTACTTGACCTGCTGGGGAGTGAAAGCGGACGCTGGTTCTTGATGCGTATGCTTGATGTGACCAAAGTAAACTCTATGTGCTTTACCGGCAACAGCAAGACTTTCTATAACGAAGGCCGCCGCGACGTAGGCTTAGGCATTATCAAAAGCATTTTAGCACTTGGGCTGCAAGGCATAGAGCTAAAGCAGCAGGCTGAAATGGAGTATGCAGAATTCCAACTAAAGCTACAAGAGCTGGCAGTGGAATATGTAGATAACAACAAGGAGGAATAACTAATGGGCGAGAACGGCGAAAACACAGTTGTAAACGGCGAAGGCGCACAGCAGCAACCCGATACCGCAGCGCAACAGCAGCAAACAGAACCGACTACTAATGCAACTAATAATACAAGTGCTTCCGGCACTATTGCAGGGAACGGAAGTAATGGGCAAGGCGCACAACAGCAGCCCGGCACAGTGAATTATGACTTTGCAGGAGTAGAAATGCCGGAAGGCTATGAGCTTAGTGCTGATGAGCAAGGACGCTTTGTAGATGTCATTAAAGGCATGAACCTTAGCAATGACCAGGCAAGAGCACTTGCAAAGTACGGCACAGAGTATGCAAGCCGTGTAGTGCAAGGCGTAGAACAGCTCCGTGCGCAAGAAATTGCTAAATGGGGTGACGAAGCTAAAACGGCACTGGGCGCAGACTTGGGCAAAGTACAGGGCCTTTGCGATACTGCCTGCCGTAAATTGGAGGCAATGTATCCGGGCTTGAACGTGCGTGAAGCGTTAGAAATTACTGGCGCAGGAAATCAAATTGCTATCGTGAGAGCATTTGCGAAACTTGGTGAATTGCTTGGTGAGGACCCTGGAATGACTGCACAAAACGGCGCACAAGGCTTAAACGCTGCGCAAGGTATTGCAGCAAACATGTACCCGAAAACCGACTGGAGCAGGTACAAATAATTTATTAATTTTTAATTGAAAAACAGGAAGGATGATGAAACTATGGCTACTATTGGTTACTCCCAAACTATGAGTGACTTACGAAAGTATTTAACTCCGCAAGGCGCTATTGACCGCGTTATGGAAGTGCTTAACGAATCCAATCCTATTATGGAAGATATTCGGTGGATGGAAGGCGATTTGCCGATTGGTACTAAAACTACTATTCGTGCAAGCCTGCCTTCTCCGTCTATCCGCCGTATTAACCGCGGTACTTCTCCGACTAAAGGCACTGTAAAGCAGCGCATTGATGTATGCATGCACTTGGAGGACCGTTCCTGCGTGGACGTTGAATTGCTTTCCGGCAAACCAAATCCGCAGGCTTTCCGTATGGCAGAGGACGATGCACATGTAGAAGGCATGGGCCAATACGTCGCACGTCAATTCTTGTACGGCAACTTGGACGAAGACCCGGACACTTTCAATGGCATTGCGGTACGCTACAATACTTTGACCGACGGCGGCAAAGGTACTCCAGGCCACCAGGTGATTTCCGCGGGTACTCCTGGTACTAACACTAATGCTTCTATCTACTTCGTAGATTGGGGCGACCGCCGTGTAATGGGTGTATATCCTAAAGGCACCCAGGCAGGCTTGAAAACTGAGGACTTGGGCGAAAGTGATGTATACGACGAGCACAACAAGCCGTTCCGTGCATTGCAGACCTTGTACTCTTGGAAGTGCGGCCTTGCCGTTCAGAATGTGCGCTCCATTGTGCGCGTGTGCAATATTGATGTCCAAAAGCTTAACTCTTTGACTGACAGTGCACAACGTGAACTGATGAATAAATTCATCTTCGCAAAGAACCGTCTGCAAGACCCGAAAGCGCCGGTTGCGTATGTATCTGACGGCGTATACTCTTGGCTGGAGTGCTATCTGAACAACAAGAACAATGTTCATGTTACCCGCCAGGACTTTATGGACGCGCCGCCTAAACTGTACCTTGCAGGTATTCAGATTAAGAAACTTGACTGCCAAAGCGAAACCGAAGCGGCAGTACAATAACCGGAAGGAGTGAATAACAATGATTTTTGACCAGCAAAATATGTACATGGACAATTCCTTGACCAGCAATGTAATTGCGAACGTTGGCGGCGGTGATGCGGCCGACCCGTTGTTTCTTGTTATCACTGCGCCGACCGCCTTAGCTACTAGCGGCACTATCACTGCGGCGCTGGAAACTTCCGACAGCGAAAGCTTCGGCACTAAAACCGTTGTTGCGACTTATACCCTTGCTGCCAGCAAGAAGGGTGTCTTGGTTGCGGCAAAACTGCCGTATGGCATGAAGGCTTTTTCCAGACTGACTGTTACCGGCGCAAGCGGCGGCAAACTGACTGCTGGCTTGACTGAAACTGTTCCGAACTGGCCGGGCTGATTTAGTACTTTAAGGGGAGGGCGAAAGCTCTTCCCTTTTTTAATAATCAAGGAGGAATAGTTAAAATGCTTAACATTACCGATGTATGTAATATGGCGCTGGCTCATATCGCCAAAGGGCGTATAAGCAATATAGATGAGCAGTCGGAGTTGGCCAGACAGTGCAAACTGTTTTATGAGCCTACCCGCAAAGAGTTATTAAGAAGCTACACTTGGGGATTTGCAAAGCGCGTGAGCAAGCTTGCAGAACTTAGTATCGAATCTCCGTACTGGTCCCACGTTTACGCCTACCCCGAAAAGTGCCTTGCTGTGCGCAAGATATTTGACGCTGACACCGGCGCAATGATAAGGGCAGGCGAACAGCAGCAGGAAGAGTGGGACTTATATATGGCAAGTGACAACGTGCTTGGTATAGGCTGCAATATCCCTGCTGCGTGGCTTGAATATACCTATGATGTTGACGACGTGGAAATGTTTTCAAGTGATTTTTTGAGCGCGTTTACTCATATGTTGGCGTTTAATATCTGCGTACAACTGACCGGCAACAGCGGCTTGCAGCAGACGCAGTATCAGCTTGCAATGGCAGCATTACAGAAAGCGAAGTATACCACGGCAAGCGAAAAGAAAGAATTGCCGGACTATCCGAGCAAATATTTTGACGGGAGGGCGTAATTATGGCTAGTGGGTTAACACCTTATTATTTATTGCAGCCTGCATTTACCGGCGGCGAAATCAGCGCCGAAGTTGCCAACCGCGTCGATTTAGATAAGTACCAATTTGCGGTGCTGCAAGCCTATAACTGCCTTATCAAGCCGCACGGCCCTATTTATCGCAGACCGGGCATGAAGTATATGGCACGAACGAAATATAACGATAAAGCGTGCATCCTGGTACCATTCAACGGCGCAGACAATACCGACTATCTTTTGGAGATTGGCGAGAAATATATAAGGGTGCATAAGAACGGACTTTATATAAACATAGAAGTTATGACACCGTACACGGCGGATATGCTGCAAGATTTGAGATTTGTACAAAGCGCAGACACTATGTTTATTGCAAGCGGCAAATATCCCGTGAAACAGCTTGCAAGATACTCAGGCACTGACTGGCGCTTTTCTGATTTTGAAATTACTGATATGTATTTCGACGAATCAAACTCACTTGAAAACTATAGCGGCATCAGTTATACGTCGCCCGGGACCTACCAATTTCAGCCGACAGCGACGGGTGAATATCAGATTGATATGTCTGGCGGCGGTGGTGGCGGCGGTGGTGCAGTCAAATACACAAGACACCTCGAACATTCAACGCGTACTATATATGTCAGGGGCGGCAAAGGCGGCAACGGGGAGCGCATTATTAAGACATTGACTTTAAACAAGGAGACAAGCTACACAATTATTGTTGGTGGTGGTGGCGCGGCAGGGAGTAATCGAGCCATTGGCACGAATTTTAGTACGGGCTCTGCGCCTGGCGGAAGTAACGGTGCAAGCAGCACAGCGTTTGACATGGTAGCAAAAGGTGGTGGCGGCGGCACTGGTGGCGCAAGAGTGGAATATTACGACAGCGATATTGAATCAACCACAGTCAAAGGTGTCTCTGGAACGGACGGAACGAGCTACGGCAATGGTGCTAACGGAGGAAATGGTGGACGCGGCGCAACGGGTTTTCTCCATCCTAACCCCAGTGAGCCAGCTCAACCGACGGCGGGTGCTAATGGCTGGGTAAAGATTTCATATACTGGCAACAAAGAATTGACACCTTCTGGAACACAAGGCGACATTACTTTAAAGAGCAACAAGAAGATTTTCGCTAGCAGCAAGCCTGGCGCGTATATCAAACTTAAACAAGAGATTGCAAGCAAGACTGTATCTACCAGCAACGGCACTACTGAAAGAGTGCGCGTAGGTGAAAATTGGAAGGTTATCAGTCACGGAACCTGGAGCGGCAGTTTTACCGTAGAAAAAAGCGACGATGGCGAAAGCTGGAAGGAATACAGAAAATATACATCTAAGGACGATTACAACCCGTCCGAAAGCGGCAGCGTAACAGAACCGGTATTTTTAAGGGCGGTATGTACTATAACTAGCGGTACTTGCACTGTTGATTTAACAGCAATGGCCTACAATGCGGAAGGCGTTGTAAAACTCACTGAAATCACTAGCGACAGTACAGCTAAAGCCCATGTTGAAAAAGAACTTGGCTCAACGGATATGACAACTAATTTCTTATGGGGCGCATGGAGTGAAGAATTTGGCTACCCGCAAACACTGTGCTTTTTCCAAGACAGATTATGTTTTGGCGGCACGAAGAAGCAGCCTTATATGGTGTGGATGAGCAGGACAGGTGACTACGGCAATTTCAGTGTAGAGAAAGCCAGTGGCACTGTTACCGATGATAGCGCAGTAGCACTTGCGTTTGTAAGCCGCAAGCAGTTTAAAATTCTGCACCTTATAGCAAGCACTGATTTGATTGTTCTTACCGCAGGTAACGAATGGACAGTAAGCGGCAGTGATACTGTAACGCCGTCTAAGGCTGTTCCTAAAATGCAGACTACACGCGGATGCAGCAATGTTGAACCGCTGATGATTGGTGGCAGAATCGTATTTGTGCAAGGCCGCGGCAGCACTGTAAGGGATATGGCATATAGTTATGAAACAGACAGCTACGGCGGCAATGACTTAACATTGCTGGCAAAGCATATCATAGAGAATGTGCAGATTGTCGATAGCGCGTATAAGCAAGAACCGGACAGCACTATATACTTTGTAAGAAGCGACGGAACTATGGCTTGCTTATCCTACATCATGGAACAGAAAGTATATGCCTGGTCGACGATAGAAACACAAGGCAAGATTGAAGCTGTGGCAGCTGTGCAGGAAGGTGACGAGGATATTATATATCTTGTTGTCAAGCGTACTATAAATGGGCAGGAGGTCCGCAATATTGAACGTCTGGCAAAGAATCCTACAAAGAGTAATAGCCCGGATGATTATATTATGCTGGACAATGCTATTGAATTCAGTACAACTGAAAAGGCTGGTGGCGTTACTGAAATAGAGGCATTAGAACTTGCAGGCGAAGAAGTTACCGTTATGGGTGACGGCAGGACATACAGTAAACTAACAGTTAGCAAAGATGGTGTTCTGACGCTCCCAGCGGCCGTGCAGCACGCTTTTATTGGCCTCCCTTATAGAAGTATTGTAGAACTGCTAAACGTCGAAATTAAGACAGGTGACGGCACTATGCAAGGACGCAGAAAACAGATTAGTAACTGCATAATGCGTTTAAGTAATTCGCTGGGTGGCATGGTTGGTCCAGATATAAATACTATGGACTTGATGAACTTTGATGAGCAGAACGCAGTGAGCGATATTAAATTATTTACCGGTGACAAGCATATGACTTTGCCTATTGGCGGCTTTAATAACGAAGGCAGAGTGATTATCGTTACGGATGAGCCATATCCTTTTAACTTGTTGGCGGTAGTGCGGGAGGTGTCTTTTGGTGGCTAAGAAGTGGACAGTTGAAATACTTGATAATAAGTCAAAAGAAAATGTTGTGCCGTTGATTGAAGAACTTATGCAAGATATACGGCCGCATGATAAGGAAGATTTGGAAGCAAGCAGTGACCCGGTATTCGTGCTTATTGGCAGTATCAAGCTTGACGAAGAAACAAGGGTGTACCGTGGTGAGGACGGAAAACTGCTTGCGATATTCGGCAAAGGTACTATGGAATGGGGCGCACCGGGGCGCGGCATTTGGATGGTTGGCACGAACGAACTTTACAACGGGTACACAAAGAGCCTGCTTTTCAAGGAGGCTAAAAAAGTGCTGAATGAATGGGTGCGTAAGCATGGACTGCTGCACAATATCGTCTACGAGAAGAACCGCACTAGCATTAACTATTTAAGACACTTGGGGGCGGTATTCTTGGTAGAGCCTAAAATAGGTTGGGACGGCAAAAAGTTTTATCAGTTTTATATTCCATATAGAGGGGAGTGAACGTAATGGGTACACTTGGAATCTTAATGGGGCTGCAAACTGTTATGCAGTTAAGCGGCCAGCATCAGCAGGCCAAACAGCAGGAACAGGCATATAAAGCGCAGGCGCAGGCCGCACAGCAGAACGCGGCTATTATGAGCCGCCAACGTGAGCAGCAAGCAGAAGCATATGCGCAGAAGCAGAGCCAGCTTAACGATAGAATGAGGCTTGCAAGGGGGCAGGCGCTGGCGGCGGCAGGCAGCAGCGGCCTAACTAGCGGCGGCAGTGTCAGCGATATTCTTTCAAGCAGTGAGAATGCTTACAGAAAAGACAGCATGAATCTGTTGCAGAATCAGCGCAATGATGCGTGGAGCACTTATGTAAACGAAGTCAATTACCGCAACCAGGCAAGCGCATATAATGCGGCGGCGAAGAACGCTAAAGCCAACGGCAAAATGCAGATGTTTAGTACGCTTGTAGGTGCGGCGGCGAACGCTTACTCTAAAGGTATGATTGGCGGCAGCAAGGGAACAACTACGGTAAGCAGTGACGATTGGTACGATGCTAACAGTGATTTCAATCTTCCTGCTAGCAATATGAACGGCTTCAATCTTTACAACCAGGCAAAGAAGAATAACCCGTTCATGGATAATACAGGCTTTACTAAATGGAACTGGTAAGGGAGGTGCAGTATGAAGATTGCAGGTTATCAAGGCAGCGTAAATTTAGGTACCGGCGGCGGTGCTGCTGTCAAGGTATCAAGTGACCTTAACGCTTATGGCAATAGCGGCAAAGGACTTGCCGCTATTGCCGGTGCCGCCAGCAAATGGGCGGTAGCAGTAGAAGCGCAGCAGGAAGATGAAGATAAGCAGTCTATCCTTAATGCTATGGACATATTCAATAAGAGCCGCTATAACATCATGTACAATGACGAAAGCGGCCTTATGAATACAAAGCTAGAAGGCACTGCCGGTGCAAGCAGCAGTTATACGGAGCAGATAAATAAGGCAAGGCAGGATGTGTTGAGCAACACTAAATTGCATAGCAAAAAGAATCAGCTTGCACTTGACCATTTAATGTATCAGAGCGCGCAGCAAGGCTTCCTGACCGTCGACCAATACGAGCAGAAGCAGAAAGAAGCAGTCACTGATTTGCGCTATGACAACAATATTCAGAACTCCTGCGAGTTTGTACAGAAGAACTGGAACAATCCGCAGGCGTTGCAAGATGAGATTATTCGTACACAGCTACTGACAAGTGCTATATATGGCAAGCGTGGCGCAGAGTTTATCGAATCTAAGAGCAGAGCCAACATTGGGCAGGTGGTAGCAAGTGCCGTCGGCGCAAGCATCACCAACGAAGATTATGGCACTATGCGTAACATCATGGATAAATACGGCAGTTACCTTACTGCTAATCAGCGAGCCGCTTTTGAGAAGGTAGCATACGATAAAGAGAGCAGCGCTTTTGAAAGAAATACCGCTAAAGATTTGTATGCTAAATATGGCGATGATGAAGAAGCAGTACGCAAAGAGGTTGAAAACATGGATGCTTTTTCACCAGAAGGCGGCAAAGTCGAAACGCAGGCAGAAGGTACTACATGGGTAAGGAACAGCGGTGTTTCCCTTGATGGCGTAAAGCAGCAAGTAACCATCGGCCTTTCTGATATTGCGAAAGAATTTAACACATTGAGCGGCGCACAGCTTATTGTCACTAGCGGCACGGATAGTACAGATATTCACGCTGCCGGTGAGCACAGCCACGGCGCAGGTGTCAAACTTGATGTTGCAGCTGACTGGCTAGAGAACGCAGACAATCGCAAGAAATTTATTTCTTATATGCAAAGCAAAGGAATCAAGGTATTGGACGAATATTCTAATCCATCGCCAAACTCTACGGGCGGGCACCTTGATTTGGACTTTACGGACTATAAAGGCGGCACAGTAGCACACAAACATATAAGCCTAGACGGGCAAGACCGCATTATGAAGCAGTACCGCATTATTAAGGCAGACCATGACAGAATAGAAACTTATAAGAAAAACAAACTTTTTGAAGGAATAAAAAGTGAGATATTTGCTATGTTTGGTAACGGCACAAGCTACGATGCCGCTATGAGCTGGGCTGTCAACCAGGCAGGCAGTGACCCCGACAAGTACGTAACATACCGTAATGCGGTGGAGGCAATATACGGACCGCAAGGCAGAAGCGGAAGTAGTGGTAGCGGTAGTGGAAGCAGTAACGGAAAACTTGATGACGATGCAATAGGTGTATTGGAAGATATGCTGCAAGAAGGCAAGTTTGCAAGCATCGACCAATTTTTAGCATACGCTGCTAACAAAGGTGCATCGTCTGAACAGCGCGGGAAGTTAGAAAAAATATACAAAGATTGGTATAGTGGTACAGGCGAATTTGCTTTTGATATGGAAGGCCTTGTACAACAAGTCGCAGGCAAAAATGCCGATGCACTGTATAAGAAAAAAATCCAAAACTACGGACGGCAATGGGTGCGCGCTTATCGCACAAAAAATCACGGCATGAATCCGGGTGAAACGGAACTGCTGGAGGCTTTGAGAAACTGCGTAACAACTAAGGTTTACGGCAGCTATGTTACTGAAAAACATTCATTCTGGTTTGACAGTACAGAAGATATAAAAGCAAGTGACGCAGATTTAATTGCACGTGGTATCGCAAGCGTAAATAAAACTGGGGATGATTGGTACGATGTTAAATGGTTGGATGGCACATCGGGCAAAATAAACGGTGCATATCTGGCAAAGTTACTGAAAGGAGATTACTAAATGGCTAATGAACCTTTAGACGAATTCGACCGCAGATTAAAGGCAAAAAAGGAATATGCTAATTATGGCTTTATTGCTGATATTGACAGCGGCTTGTCACCTGTCGAAACTTTAGGCTATTATGACCTGCAAAAAATGAGCGACGATGAATATAATAAGTTTTCGCAGGCAGTAAAGAGCAATAGCTCACCGACGATTGATACTAGCAGCATCATCAACGACGATAAACCAGGCATAGGCACTGCCGTAATGAACGGCCTTAAAGGTTCTGTGCGTGGCTTATTCGGGGCTGCTAAAGCGGCGATTGATTCTAATATTGAAGCTCACAAGGGTGACAAGAATGTTGTCAAAGAATATGATCAATCCGAAAATATCAGCAAGGCTTTAGGCTATGTTACCGACGAGATTTTGAAGCGTGAAGAAGTTAAGGCTGATACGGCGGCTGGGCAACTTGGTTATGATTTGGCTGAAAACGCTATTCAGCTTTTAGCGCAGCTTGCGCTGACTAAAGGTGTAGGCGCTGCCGGTGCAGGTGCAAAAACTGTACACGCTATCAGTATGCTTTACAATGGTGCAAACATCAGCGGCGAACAATATCTGCGACTGCGCAAAGAGGGCGTAAACGCAAGCAGAGCAGCAGAGGCAGGCTTGATGAACGCAATCCCGCAGGCGGTACTTGAAGAACTTCCGCTTGGCAGACTGCTTAAAAAGATGCCAGCCGGTAGCGGTCTGAAAGCTAAGATTTGGGAAGTCACTAAACGCGGCCTTGAAGAAGGCGTTACCGAAGCATTGCAGGAATTCCCGGAACAGGCGACGGACTTATGGGCGAAGAACCCCGGCGCAAGCACTGCCAAACTTGCGGAGAAGTGGGGCGAGAACTGGCAGCAGAACTTGAAGGAAGCAGGCTATAGCGGCCTTATAGGTGCTATCCTTGGTGGTACTGCAAGTGGTGCAAAGGTTGCCGTCGACAGTACCATTGAGCACTTTGCCTTGAAAGCCAACGAAAAGCGCAAGGCGAAGCTAGTAGCGGATGCTGAACGAATCAAAGAAACAGGCATTAACCCCGAATACGCAGGAGCAAGCATTGACGCTATTAATGCTAACGTAGAGGATAATACTGTTACTGTATCAGCGCAGGATTTAGAAGGCTACAAGCAGACTAGCAACAATAATAAACTTTTTGAGGAATTGGGAATTACCGAAGAAGAAGTTGCAACGGCTGCGGAGCTGGGGCAGGATATAGATATTAGCCGTGGCAAGTTTACGGCGGCTATGGCTAAGGACAATGCACTGTTTGAGGCTACAAAAGACAATATGTATTTTGACAGCAACGGCGAATTGTCGGACGGCGGCGCAAAGACACGTAAGGAATTGCGAGAAGGCTATAACTTAACCAGGCAAGCAAGTACGGAGCTTGACGCAGAACTTGACGCTATTGTTGACAGCGCTACTAAAGCCGGTATGAATAAATCTCATGCTGGCAATTTGCGCTTAGTGCTGGAGAGCCGCGCACTTATTGCAGACCCCGAAAATCCTGCTGCATGGCTGCAAAAGAATAAGCTGCGCTTTGAAGATGGCGGCAAAGCTAAACAAAAGAATGGCTGGTTTAGCAAGGGAGGAGTGCTTAAAAAAGAGCAATTCTATACTACTAATATTACCGGAAATGAGATGGGACACTATTCAGATTTGAAGAGCTTGCAGAAAAAGGCTTTTGCATGGTATAGGGACAACTTGCAAGGCACGAGCGTTCATAATGGTGTATTGGGTGATATTAGAATAGATAAAGGGTATCAAGAAAATAATATTAAATTTGGCACAAGTGGCAGAAAGAAAATGGAACACACTTCCGCTAAAAAAGAAAAACTTTTTGCATTGCGCTATTTACGTGAAATTATGGAGAATGGTAATTTCGTTACAGAATCTGCGCCGCAAAAAGAAAAACATTCAGACGAGAATTTTTATTATATTCATTCTGCACTGAATGTTAATGGTGAAAAACGTTATGTAGTTGTTACAGTAAGAGAACATAATGATAAATCATTATCATATTATAATCATAATGTTTTTAACGAAAGTGAGTATAAAAAAATAGAGGACGCGTTCAAGCCCTCGGGTTCCGAGCAATTCAAGGCTCAGCCCAGTATCTCAAACAAAACGTCCTCTTTTGCTGATAGTGTATCACAAAAAGCAGATAATTACAAGCAACAAAAAATTGTCAATGGTACACTGAAAGATAAAGGCATGATTTCCCCAATGGATGATGGTACTTATGTTATCACGCTTTTTAAGGGCGCAGATGCAAGTACAGTTATCCACGAAACAGGACACTACTTTGTGGAAACCATGATTAACGAAGCATTGGCAGACCCCAGCAACACAAGACTAAACGCTGATGCGAAAAAGCTCATGGAGTACGCAGGCATTGACGCTGACACATGGGCAAGCGGCGATGTTGAAGCAAAGAGAGCCGGGCATGAAAAGCTGGCAGAAGCATTTGAAACCTACATTATGGAAGGCAAAGCGCCTAGTGTTGGCTTGCGCGGAGTGTTCCAGAGATTTGCTAATTGGTTATCAGCTATTTATAGTAAGATAGCAAGAAGCGAAAATGCGGCAGAATTGACACCGGAAGTACGGCAGGTATTCGACAGAATGTTGGCGTGCCGTGAAGAAATTGAAGTTATGTCGCGCATGGAAGGTATGTTTGGTGGCTTGCCGGAGAATATAACATCCAAGTTATCAGACCAAAATAAAAAAGCACTTCAAGATAAAATCTTAAAGGCTAAAGACAAGGCCGTGGATATTCTGACAAGGCGAGCAATGGCTGATTTCAGTGCAAAGCGCAGAGCTGAAAAAGCAGCGTTCGTCGAAGAAATACGCCCGCAGATTGAAGAAGCGGTAGCACGTGAGCTTGTCAATCGTGCAAGAGTGCAAGTCGGGCAGGAATTCGGGCAAGAATTAAAACTTGCTAATCCTGCGATTATAGCAAGAAAGTACAGGCACGTTTTAGGAAACGTCCTGCCAAACTATAATGATATGCTGAACGATACCAACGCCAGCATTGACGATATTTTGAATCCTATCGTGGAATATCTGCAAGCAGAGGTCGATACATACGGTGCACTTTCTAAAGAGCGTGTTGCCAACGCCGAAGATATGCTCGTTGCGGCATTCAGCAAGGCGCGTCAAAAAACAGTTGTCAATCCGTCTTTTGTGGTTGATGCAAACGGCATGGCTCATGCTAACTTCAAGCAGAAAATCAACGAATGGGAAACAATCGAAGCTAATCCGCGTAGGCTTGCAAGAAAATATATTTATGGCAATGAGCGTATAAACTACAATGAACTGTTAAAAGATACAAACGGAGCTATTGATGATATTTTAAATCCTATTGCTGATAGAATCGAAAGTGAGCTTGCGGAATATCAAGATACAGTCAAGAGTGAACGTGCGTTCTTTATCAATGGCAAGTGGGGATATTTTGCTGCAACCGGCAGAACAGAAGGCAAGTATGCGAATGATTTAGCAGGCATACCGGACCAGAGCGCAGTCTTGGTTGATTTCGGTGAAATGGGCAAGGACGGCAAACGTCATTGGACTAAGCGAGCTTTAGAGCAAGCGGATATTGAAGGCCTTGTATTCCATGAAGCAGGCGACAGTATTCGTAATGTCAACTGGGTGTCAAGATACGTTCACGATTACGGTGGTAACATAAGCGACTTGACCAGCAAAAAAGGACGCAGAAGAATTGCCGAAAAGATTGCAAGGGGCGAAGATATAGCGGACTACTACGATTTGCGTAGCACTGGTTTAGATTATGGTGATGCCGAAATTAAGGCAGACTTTAAACATATTGTCGATGAACTGGACAGACTGCAAGCGTTGAAGCATAGACTTGAAACAGACCCCGAAGGTGTCGACCTGGTAAAAGAAAGTAAGCGCAACCAATTATCGCAGGAGCAGAAAGAACTTTTTGACCAGATCGCAGAGGAAAACGGCTATGCCGGCGGTTACGAAATGGCAAGGGAGATTGTCGAAGGTTACACCGTCAATGAGAATGAAGGTAGCGACGTACAGGACAACTGGGCAAGGAACTATATTCGTAACGGCGGTGACAGAGCAAAACTTAAAAGCGAAGAAGGCTTGAAAGAGATTGCCGAAACTTTGGTAGAGGGTGAACAGCTTACAGAGCTTAACGAGCTTAAAGCCTTGAAGCATGAGCTTGAAACTAATCCAGATAAAGTCGACCTTGTGGAGATGAGCAAGAAGCGTGCCTTGTCTAACGAGCAGAGAGAACTGTTTGACTGGGTGGCTGACAGTTTGGGCTATGACAGCGGCGACGCTATGGCGCAGGATATTTTGACTTCGCCGAGTGAAAGAGCTATGGTGCGTCAAGAGATTGACAAGGCCGTGAACCGCAGATTCCCCGACTTCATGCAGGAGCGTGAACAGGCAAGAGAAGCGGCAAGGGAAGCACTCTACAATGACGAAAGCGGCGAAGTGGTTGCACTTGAACAACAGCTTATTGATGAGGCACTCAATGAAATAAGCGACAAGGATATTAAGCAAAAAGAGCGTGAGAATATTGCTAAAGTGCGGAAGCAGAACGCAGATAATTTTGCTAAACGCTATATTCAGACTTTGCCAGCAGGCGAAGTTATGAAGCCGAGAAGATTTGCTATGGCAGAACGCAGAGCGGCGGCTAATGCAAACAAGGCTGCGAAAGCCGGCCTTTTGGAAGAAGCGGCTATGTATAAGCAACAGCAGATGATTAATCACGCTTTGTATCGTGAAGCAGTCAAGGCCAAACATCAGATTGAAAGCGCAAGAAAGTACGTCAGAAAGCAGATGCACAGCAAGAAAGAAGTGTGGGGAACAGAGCAGCACTTCTTCCAAATGTGCGCATTGCTGGAGCGTATGGGCTATCACCGCAAGGACTTTAACACCAACGGCAGAGAAGTGCAGCCGCTTAGCGATTACATTGCAGAGATGCAGGCAAAGTACGGTGACGAAATTATTTCTATGCCGGAGTTTGTTCTGAACCCGAATAATGATTTGACTAATGCGCCGCAACTTAGCCTTGCGAACTATATGGACGTTATCGACGCACTGAAAAACATTCGTGCTATTGCAAAGCAGGATACGCAGATGAACAAAATTGCCGCCGGTGAAGCCTTTGAACAGGTTAAGGCTGATACAATAGCGCACCTGCAAGAATTACCGGTAGAGTATGAGGCGGAGATTGGTAGCGACAGCAAAAAGAGCCTGCGTAAGCGAATTGTTGAATGGCCTAAAAATATCATAGCTACACTGCGTAATGCTGATAACTTTTTCTTGATGATGGATAATTGGACGGAAGAAGGTTATTTTACTAGGGAGTTTTACAACAAAATCAACCATTGTGCAGATATGGAAAGCACGATGCTTGAAGGTTATCAGAACGAGCTTATAGATGCTTTGCAGAAATGGGAACCGGACAAGAAAACAGGTATTGCACACGTTCAGAGAATTTATTACGAAGAGCTTGGCGGTAGCGCAGATAAGCATGCTTTGATTGCTATGCTGTGCAACCTGGGCAGCGACAGCAACGCCGCAAGGCTTTGTTCGCAAAAGCCGGTAGGCGTAAAGAATTCCGATATATGGGTGGAAGAATCGGAGCTTATAGGCAGAGAAGAAGCAATGCTGCAAACCAAACAAAACCTTATAGAGTTTTTGTGTAAGCATCTGACTAAAGCAGATATTGCCTATGCGCAGGCACGTATCAATGCAGCAAGTAAATTCTGGCCTATGCTGGCCGAAGTCAACCGCAGAACAAAAGGCTTTGAACCGCCGAAGATTGAAGCATCGCCGCTGGTGATGAAACTTGCAAGCGGAGAAAGCGTGGTATTTGAAGGTGGTTACTTCCCGTTGGAACGCGATACACGCACCGGCAGTATGCCCGGTAAATTCGACAGAATCGACAGTACCGAAGAAGGCAGCAGACCGCCGCAGCGGACTTTGACTACTAACACCGGTTCCAGCAAGACGCGTACTGGCGGCAAGTATCCCGTCGACTTATCGCGTGGCAGTGAGGTTACGGCGGTGAAAAGCACTATTCACGATATTTGTTATCGCGAAACAATGCTTGATTTCAGAAAGATACTGAACGATGAGGATATTTACCGCAACATGGTTGAGCGTTTAGGCGATACCAACGTAAGACTTTTTAGAGAGTTTTTGCAGGCTTGCGCTAACCCATACGGCAATAAGACAGCGTACATGGCAGAAAAGACATTTACAAAGATTACCAACGCTTTACGTAATGCCACAATGAGTATGGTTATTCTGTTTAACTTTAAAGCGGCAATGCAGAACACTACTAACATATTTCTTTATGGTAATAGCACAGAAGGCTTTACTCATGCCGACGCTTTCAGAGCTTTACTTCGCAGCTTTACAGGTGAAGGCAGAGCAGAAGTAGACGCTATTTGTGCAAAAAGCGCTTTTATGCGTGAGCGTTCGCAAGCGCCAGACATTACGTTAAGGGATATTCAGAAGCGTTCTGACCTTGACCCGATTGAGAAAAAGACGCTGAAATATGGCGCATTGCTTTTAGGCTACACTGACATGATGACTGCAAAGCCGGTATTTGCAGAAGCATACATGAAGAAAATCAACGAAGGCAAGACAGAGCAGGAAGCACTAGACTTTGCGAATACTGTTATTCGCCGCACGTTAGGCAGCAGCCGTATTCACGATGTATCAAGCCTGCAACGTAGCAGCGGCTTATTCAGAGTGTTTACGATGTTCCAGGGATTTTTCAATACGCAGTTTAACCAATGGGACAGAGAGGCACATATTGTAAAAAGGTTATGGAGTAGCGGCGAGAAAAAAGAAATGGCTGAACGGCTGATTGCTTTTGTTGGTGCCAAATTTCTCAGCGTGTGCTTCCTGAACGTGGCTATAGCAGAGCTTTCCTTAACCGCTCCTTTTGAGAAAGACGAGGACGGTTATCGCAAATTGTCAAAAGAGCTTATCAACTACCCGTTGTCTATGGGTGGCCCCGTTGTGCAAGCGGCGAATGTTGGCGTGCAAACCTTGCTAGGTATGAGAAACTACGGCTACAGATTGACAGCGGTGCAAGGCTTGATGGACAAAGGCTTTACAGTTATAAGACGTGCAGGCAAAGTTGCCCGAGGCGAAGAAAGTCCGGGTGAACTAGCAGAGCAGGCGGCGTATGTTTTTGGCGCATGGCGCGGCGTTCCTGCTGGTATCGTCAATATCCTATTCAATAGCCTAGATATTGCTGAGGATAATATGGACTTTGAACTGCAAGACTTGATTAAGCGTCGCCCGCGTTCCGAACGTAAACACGAGCAGTAGCTTATGGTAAAGAAGTAGTAAAATAAAAAAATCTGGCAGTGTAAAAACTGCCAGATTTAAAATGAATATGTTGGTTTATTTTCTTTTGCGTGATATTGATTCGGCTATTTCTGAGCCTGCGCCAAAAACGAGCGTCGCGATTACAGAGAGAATGGCGAGCATTGCTTCAAGCGTGAGATATTGCAGCACAGTTGTGTACCACGTTTCAGCGAAGATGAACCCTGCTATAATGGCGATAGGCACGCAGACCACGAGTGGAAAGCCCATAAACAATGATAAAGAAAAAATGAATGTGGCTATGCCGTTATCGTGAAACAGAAACGCTGCTCCCGGCGCTACGCTCGTGATGATTGCAGCGAGTAAGTGAAAGCCAAACCAAATTAGTACAAGCATGATAAGCATAAAAAGTATAGGCATATAAAGCACTCCTTTCTTTGCATTATAGTATATCGCAATCGCTATAAAATGTACATAAGAATTTCACAAATGCTCATTGCTAAAGTTAGCAAAATTGTGTGCTAAAATTAAAGAAAGTAAATCATTTAATGTCTATCTAATTTTTAGATAGACATTTTCTTTTTATGAATAAACGAAAGGGGGTTGCTATTATGCTTGCTCATGTTGATAACAGAATCACATATAGCGGCAATGGAAATGCAACAGAGTTTGCGTATCAGTTTAAAATTTTAGACCGAACGGACATTAAAGTTTTGCTGACAGACGCAGACGGCAAAGAAAAACTGCTGACTAAAGATTATTATGTTGACGTTGAAAAGAATGTTGTACGTTATCCGGGTTATGCAGTCGGTGCAGAAGTGCCGGAGAGCGAAAGACCAGCAGTGCTTCCGACAGGTTGGAAACTGACGATTTATAGGGAAGTGCCGGTAACACAGGAAACGGATTTACCAGACCAATATCCTTTTAACCAGGTTGAAGATATTGGCGATAAACTGACGATGATTGCGCAACAGCTTACCGACGTTACCGGTAGAAGTTTGAAAATCGGTGTAAGTACAAGCGCTGATATTGATACTACAATTCCGTGGGAGAACGGCAAAAGCTTTAGAATTAGTGACGATGGAAAAACTCTTGAATTGTCGGAAGACCCGGCAAAGGTTTTGCCATTGGCGCAAGGTGTTTACGCGCAGACTCAAGCACAAGCACAGAGTGCCGCTGCAAGCGCAACTGCGGCAGCAAAGAGTGAAGATAGTGCATTCGAATCAGCAGGCGTAGCAGGTAACAGCGCACAGGCTGCTAGTACGTCTGCTGCAAGTGCTGCTGAAAATGCGGAGCTGACGAGTGGTTATAAGCAGGAGGCATTAACCGCCAAGGCTGACGCTACGGCATCTGCAACCAACGCAAAGGCAAGCGAAGCCAATGCCAAAATTAGCGAAAACAACGCAGAAGCCAGCAAGGAAGCGGCACAGTCTGCTGCTACTACTGCTAGTAACTTTGCAAACGCTTCAAGAAGTAGTGCAAACGAAGCACGAACTTACAGGGACAATGCTAAGAATTATAGTGAAAATGTTAATGTATTTACTCCTAGTGTATCTGAAGATGGTATTCTGAGCTGGACTAATAAAGCAGGACTACCTAATCCACCTTCTGTAAACATTAAGGGTAAAGATGGTGCAGACGGCGGTGTTACCGTTGATGAAAACCTATCAGCTACTTCTACAAACCCATTGCAGAATAGGGCAGTATATGATTTAAGCCAATCCATTTTTAGCAGGATAAAAGGCGTTTCCGATGACATTCCAACGAAAGTATCTGTACTGGAGAATGACGCAGGCTATATAAAAACTGTAAATAACACTAAACCCGACAGCAACGGCAACGTAACTATCACTGTTAGTAGTGGTTCTGATATTACTGTTGATTCTACATTATCTAGTACCTCTACTAATCCTGTTCAGAACAAAGTTATTAATGCTGCTTTGGATAACAAGTTAGGTATTCATGATACTGCCTTATATGCTAGAATGGATAGTGCAGGTTATGTTATTGCAAATACCTACGTTAGAAGTGTTAATGGTGTTGCTCCAGATAGCTATGGTAACGTAGCAATTACTGTGAGCGGTGGTAGTGGTAGTGGTTCTGATATTACTGTTGATAGTGCATTATCCTCAACATCCACTAACCCTGTTCAGAACAAAGCAATTTATACTGCTTTAAATAACAAGTTAGATAAAACAGGTACTGCTCTGTACGCTTCTCGTGACGCTTCTGGCAATGTTATTACTACAACCTATGCTAAGAAGTCTGATATGGAAGTTGAATTAAATAACAAATTAGGTAAGACTGATAATGCTGCTTCTGCGACTATTGCTACTAAAGCATCACAAGATAGTGATGGTAACATTATCTCCACAACCTACGCTAAGAAAACTGATGTTAGCGGTGTTGTTAAGAGTGTTAATGGTACAAAACCCGATTCAAATGGTAATGTAACCATTACTGTTAGCGGTGGTGGTGGAGTAAGCACATCGGAACCTAATACGTGGAGTGCACAGCAGAATTTCTATGACCTTATGCTCAACCGAGAGAAGTACACTACTTATGTTGTCAATGGTACATCCGATACGCCTGTAATCTCTACAATGGTTTATGCTGTAACAGGTGCATTTACACTTAACCTTGCTACTTTGGCTAGGGTATTAAGTGCTAGTCAATCATCCGTATTTACTGCATATTTTGCTGCAAATGCAGACTACAGTTTGACTATAAGTAATGCAGGGAAATTAAAATATGTTGGTAGTGCAAGTGACATAGCTATTACAAGTGCAGGATTGCTCCTTAACATTTGGATGAGCAAAGATGGCGGTGGTACTTTAACCAGCATCGTACAAGCATCTAAGTTATCATAGAGGTGATGTAATATGGGACTTAATCGTCTATTTATGGTAAAACATGTTGAAAGTGGTGCAGTTGATGAGAATGTATTCATCATGACTATGGGAACTAAAAGTGGTCAATATGGATATAACGCCAACAGTGGTTACTATGGTGAAGTTACAGGCAATGTTACACATGACGGTAGAGCCGTTACTCTTGTTATGCTGAATTATTATGCTGGATGGTTAGATGTTGCTTTTAAGGAAGAGGGTATAACAAGTGGAAGCCGTAACATCAGTCTTAATATCACTCCACTTGAAACAGGTGTAACTGCTAATTTGACAGTAGGCAAAATTTCGTATCAAAGTGCTGCAACAGGCTTCTACACCTATGTGCAACGTATGCCATCAAATATATCAAGCATGTTTACTGCCGCCAACGTCGGTAAGAAATTTAAAGTCGAAATTGTGTTTAACTAAGGCGGTGATTTAATGCAAACAACTTATACATACAAAGAGCAGACCTACTCTAATTTATATGAGCTTTCCGAAGCGTTAGGCAAAGACGGCGTTTTTATCCCTTTGTCGATTTCTGACGAAGCCTTAGCGGAATTAGGCGTAACCGTTACATATGAAGAAGAGCCGATTGAAAACGTAAAACAGCGTAAAATCTTGATGTTGAAGCGTCAGCGTGACACGGCAGAAGTCGAGCCGATAGAATACAACGGCAACATCTATGACTATGATGAGAAAGCAAGGGATAGAATCAATGCAGCTATTATTGCGTTGGAACTGCAAGGCGAAGGAGCCACAATAGAGTGGACCACGGCCGATAATGCTGATACGCCAGTAACGGCTAATGATTTAAAGATGATTATTGCTGCTGTAGCAGTGCGCTCAAACAAGCTGCATACTGCATATCGTATAGCAAAAGAAAATGTTGAGGCAGCGACAACGGCAACAGAAGTGGAAGCCGTGGCGTTTGAAATTTAATTTATAGGAGTGTAGCGAAATGGTGGAACAATCTTTGGATGCTGCGTTAAACTCTATTATTAACGTTATATCCGGTTGCGTAATAACGCTGCTTATTACGATGTACAGACAAAAGAAAAAACAAAATGATGCTTTAAAAGCAGGACTGCAAGCTTTATTACGTGACAGAATTATCCAGGCTTATAATCACTATGTTCAGGATAAGGGGTGGATACCGATTTACGCAAAAGAAAGCATTGATGCCTGCTACAAAAGCTACGAGGCGCTGGGCGATAATGGCGTGATTGACAGTCTGATGGAGCAGTTAAATGAACTGCCTAACTATGATTTAAAAGTACATGATGAAAAATGCAAGGAGTGTAAGTGTCATGCGTAAAATAATTAATATGCTAAAGAAGAACGACAACGCCTATAGCGTTGGCAGAATCTGTGCTGTTATAGGCTTTGCCGTTTGGGTGCTGGTTACTTTATGGCTTGCTTTTTGGGCCAGAACTTGGGGCAACTACGAAAGCTGCACGCTGGGCATGGTAGCGCTGCTTCTGGTCCAACTTGGCAATAAAGCGATTGAAACGAGAATGTTTAGGGTAAGAAGTGAGGAACGAAATAATGAGCGATTGGAATAAGAACCTTGCAAAGGAAATTGCAAAAGGATTGATTAACACCGGAATTGAAGGCGGCTATGACAGTGTGGCAAAAAGCACTGCATACGCGTATCCGTCAATCGGTGTCAGCCAATGGGAAGGCAATAGAGCCAACGAGCTTTTGAAAGCTATCCCCTGCGGTGAAGAATTTGTCGGCAGAACCTACATTGATATTAAGGCAAGTGGCGAATTGCCGATGCTGAAAGAGCTTTTGAGAAGCGACGCAGGACAGCAGGCGCAGTTAGAACAGTTGTCACGTGACTGCCTGCAATATGTCGAGGTGCTTCAACAGGTGCCAACGTTGGATGATACACGCTGCCTTATTTATGCTGGTATGTGGTGCCCTACGTCAACCTACGTTGTAAAGCGTTTCTTGGAGAATCGTTTTGAACGTGTAGACCTGCGCAGTCTGGAGGCACTTAACAAGCTATTCAAAAATTATTACTGGATAGCTGCCGACGTTGGCGAGATGTACCGCATTGGTTATGCCAACAGAGCAGAAGCAACATATCAGTATGTTGCTGGTATTGATTTGACAACGCCGTATGGCGTACCTGCTTATGGCTATGCTGGTAATGGAAGATGATTTAAAGCTCATGCTTTAGATACAGTCACCGACAAGAGGTTTAGTTATTCCCTCTCCTATACGTGTAGCATTTTCTGTATTTTTTTGTGTAATAGTCGGTGACACATTCTATAATGTTTGGAGGTGATAATATGGAAGAACTGAAAATGTTTGTACTTGATAAGAAATTTTTGGTAGGCCTCATCATAGGTTTTACGCTTGGCGCACTGCATCATTACTTTGCTCTCTAATCTGAATATCTAATTACAAGAAGGCGCAAATTGCGCAAAAACACGTCGCCTATGAGCGCTTTGAAATTAGCACCGCTTACGATTTATCCTGCGGCGAGCTAAAGCCGCTTGTAGGCGAAGTTTGTGCGTCTGACGCGATTTATAATGTTTTGCAAATATAGGTATTTATATGAGGTAATAATGAAAGATGAAACAAGACGCAAGATTGATAAAGCTGTTAAGATTGGTCTTATTGTTGCTGGTCTTTTCCTTATCTGCAATGATTTGTACTGGCGGTGGAACAGTAGAAGCAGCGCAGACACAGATAACAATGTCAATCGAACAGTGGAATCAATTCAAAGAACAAACAAAACTGTTAGAAGCAAAGTTGAATCTGGCAGACGAGAAATTGAAACAGCAGAAAAACACGTCAACAGAACTGCTGACGCAATTAAGCGAAGCGAAGAAACAACTCGCTCTAACGCAAGAAGCACTGACGAACTCCAAGCGCTCATTGATGAGTGCAAAGGAATCGTTGAAGCGCAGCGAGGAATTATACGAGACGTTGATAGAGCAAATGGAATATGACCGGAAGCAGACAAACAGAATTAAAAATCAGCGGAATATTTATGCAGGTACTGCGTTATTCTTCTTGCTTTATGCAGCTGCAAAATAAAATTATTGGATGGTGTTACGATGGATGAAAAGGAACAATTACCGGCAGGCATTATTACAATGTTATTAAAAGGTTATGTAGAAACTATTGCTTTCCAAAGAAAGATAATCTGTGCCGCTTTGTTTGGATGGGCGGCAACAGCTATAGCTTTTATTTATTTAGGTAGGTGACAAGAAATGAACATACTGCTGAAGAACACGCGGGATTGGTTACAAGCTTCAACGCGCCGTTCTTTCAGCGCGGTATTAGAAGAAGCAAAGATAACACCACGGCAGGTAGAAATTTGCGAACTGAAATTTGTAAAAGGTATGACTAATTATCAAATTGCAGCGGAGCTGAATGTATCTGTTAAAACGGTAGATAAGGAATTGAATACTGCGTACAAGCAAATAACAAATGTATTATCATTCCTTTAAATGCAGGAGCCGCCTTTTAGGGCGGTTCTTTTTTTGTGGGGAATTTGTAGGGATTGTTTTGCTGAAAATCAGCTAAACTATAAGTGAGGTGATAAGTATGTACGGACAATATAACCCTTATATGGGCGCAACACCGCAGATGCAGCAACGGCTGAATTATTTACAGCAACAACAACAGCAGATGTACCAACCAACCATGCAGCAGCCTATGCCTATGGCATTAAAAGGCAGAATTGTTACCGGCATGGATGAAGCAAAGGCAGCTCAAATTGACCTGGACGGAACGAGCACCTTCTTCCCGTGTCCTGCGGAAGGTAAGATTTATGAAAAACTTATAGGCTTGGACGGCTTACCAATTTTCAGAGTATACCAAATTAACAATTCGCAGAAGCAGCCTGCATATGCTGAACAAAATATTGTAGATAGATTAGTAGAACGTGTGGACAGATTGGAAAAGCAGATTGGAGGAATGAACCATGAACCCGATGCAGATAATGGCAATGTTACAGAACAGCGGTAATCCTATGATGATGCTTACACAATTAGCACAGCAGAATCCTATGATGAGCCGTGCTATGCAAATGGGACAAGGAAAGAATGAAATGCAGTTAAAAGAAACTGTACGTAACCTTGCAAGGCAACGCGGCATGAGTGACGAACAGTTTACTCAGTTTTTAAGTCAATTCGGTTTAAAGCTCTAATAGCGCGCAATGAGCTTTACATATAATTCCTGGAGGTGAAATTTTATCATGGAAGGTGCAAACATTGTTCCGGTAATGGACATGAATCGAAACAACAATTACGGTGACTGCTGGGGCGGCGGTATGTGGTTTATGTGGATTATTGTCCTGTTTGCTCTTATGGGCGGCTGGGGCGGTAATTGGAACAACCGCGGCAATATGGGTGCAGAAATTTTCGCTAATGGCAGTATGACGCGCGACCAAATCGCAGACCAATTTTCTATGCAGGATATTAAAGAAGGTATTCGTGGCGTTCAGAACGGCTTGTGTGATGGCTTCTACGCTCAGAACAGCACTATGCTGAATGGTTTTAACGGTGTGCAACGTGACATTATGCAGACCGGTTATCAGTTAGGCAGTCAGCTTTCCGAAAATCGTTTTGCTCAACAGCAATGCTGCTGCGAGACGAATCGAAATATTGACGCAGTGCGCTATGAGAACGCGCGTAATACCTGCGATATTGTCAACGCGGTAAAAGAGGACGGCGAAAAGACCAGGGCAGTTCTGATTGCCAACCAAATTCAAGACCTGCGCGACAAGCTGGCAGACCGTGACCGCGACTTACAGACCGCTAACTTCCAATTAAGTCAGCAGGCACAGAGCGCAACCCTTATCGGCACACTTAGACCTTATCCGCAACCTGCCTATATTACGAATAGCCCATATCAGAGCATTGCTGCTAACGTAGCCGGTGCTTGTGGCTGTACTTATAACGCAGGCTAAAACAATAAGTTATGTGCATTAACTGCACTGCTAGGGACGGTGCAAGCCGTCCCTATTGCTTTAATTAAAGAGGTGAAAATAAATGATTTGCAATCAGAAATCCGCATTAACAACAGTAGCAACAGCGGCGCAGACTGTAACAGCGAACGGCTTTGTTGACTTCCCGACTAACAATCTTCTGACCGGTGTGTCTATTAAGCATCCGGCAGGAAGCACAAGCGTTAACCTTATCCAGGGACTTTACCTTGTTACTTTGAACGCTGATATTACCCCGACTGCGGCAGGCGATATAGGTTTGAATCTTCTTCGTAATGGTGTAGCAGTACCGGGAGCAGAAGCAACAGTAACCGGTGCTACAGGTGATACTTATAATATCTCCTTTGCTACATTACTTAGAGTATTGCCTAGTTGCTGTGTGATTGATAATAATGTAGCATTGCAGGTGCAGGCTACGGCGGCAGGTACTATCAGCAATGCTTCCTTGAGCGTTGTAAAAATGGCGTAAGGGGGCGACGTTATGCACAAACTAAAGAAATATTGGGAGAAGGTAAGCGCCGACCCAGTAAAGATAGAAGAGATGGAAGAAATAGTTTGTGAAGCGTTAGAAGAAGTGCGTGGCCGTTGCCCTCGGTTATTTTGGGATACTGCATATAAACTGCATTGTGTAGCTTATGGCCCGCATTTTGACGAGCATCTAGCAAAGAAAGCTGTTGCCGGGATGAAGAATGTTGACGGCACGTGCGGTGAGCATTGGACATATGAGCAGACCAGTCAGCTCGCAGACCAGCAAGGCATAACACAAAAAGCTGATTGGTACTATGTCATGAATATGCTCTACTCCGACTACTCCGAGATTTACGGCAGCGACATCAATATGTATATCCGTGTAGCAAAAGCCTATATGCGCGACCCTGACGCACCGGAAGGCAAGGTGTTTGAATTGTGGCTTGCGCAGATGGAAGCATAA